TGTACGACTCGGCTACGGCCAGCACCAGCGACCCCAAGATTGTCGCCACGGTAACGCCGTCTGCGGGGACGCAGCACGTTAGCTTCCCTGCCGGTTTGTGGTTTAGTAACGGGCTGTACATCGACATCGCCAACACGATTGAGTACACCGTCGCTTACGAGTAAGGAAATACTATGGCCGTCTATCTCTCCCCTGTGGGCGGCGTTGCGGCCCAGTTTTTTACCAACAACGGCGTGCCGCTTGCTGGCGGCAAGTTGTACAGCTATTTGGCTGGCACCACTACGCCTGCTGCGACGTACACTTCATCGTCTGGCAGCACGGCACATACCAATCCGATTGTGCTGGATTCTGGTGGCCGCGTATCTGGCGGCGAAGTTTGGCTGACTGAAAATGTCTCATACAAATTCATTTTAAAAGACAGCAATGATGTTTTGATTGCCACTTACGACAACATTACTGGCATCAGCACGATTACACTGCCTATTGATTCGTCCACAGTGACGTACGACCCGCCCTTTAGCGGTTCGTCGGCTACTAATGTTGAAGCCAAATTAGCCCAAACTGTAAGCGTCAAAGACTTTGGCGCAATCGGAAACGGCGTAGCTGATGATACCGTTGCGGTTCAAAATGCTATCGCGGCGGTAAATTCTGGCGGCAGCGTGTATTTTCCCCGTGGTACTTACAAAGTAACCTCGCAAATTGTTGTGCCGTCCAAAGTGCTGCTGTATGGCGAAGGAATCGCCACCGAAAACGGCGTCGGCGTTTTGTACCGAGGCGCAAGTTGCATTTTGCGCGGGTTCGCTGGAACCAACGCCACGGTAGCACTCAACGGCGATTCTTGCGGCATTAATGAAATTGATGTGGACGGCAACGCGCAAGGCACCGGCGATCAAGTGCAAGTGTGGGGCAGCCGCGTGCGAATCGGCAAACTTAGCACCCGCAACTCTGGCAATGACGGTGTTCGGATTGGCAAGACCAACGCGGGGGCCAAAGACACCAATTCAAATTTCTGGTACATCGAATATTTGGTAACGTGCGGCAACGCGGCAAATGGTTTGCGTATTGACGATACCAATACCGATACAACTACTACCTATCCGTTGGGTATCTCGGACGCTAACGCTGGCTATGCCGCCTTAATTGACGCCAGAACTAATGGCGGCGATGGCGTACAAATTGGCAACGCTAACGACAACGTGTTTGCCAATATTGGATCGCAAGACAACACGGGTATTGGCATTCATTTTAAGACGGATGGCACAAATTCCGGGCCTCGGTGCAATACTGTTCTTAGCAATGATTCAGAAGCTAACGTAGGTAACGACATTCAAATTGATGCGGCGACACTTCCGGTGTCTGGCCCTGGGCTATATAACAGAATTTGGGGTAATCGTTCCGTAGCGTTAAACCCTAGAATTGTTGACAACAGCACCGGTAGCAGCATTTATTTATGGAATGCGGCAGTCGGTCAGTACGCATTCAACAATCGAATTGCCATACGAACCCCAAGCAATAGCGCAACTGCTGTATTGGACTTTTATCAAGGTAGCAACGAAAACAATGTTGTTGGACAACGTGCTTTTACTGAATTAGTGGGCACTGGGGGGCGCTGGGAACTGTGGACAAAGCGGGATGGCAACACGCCTGCAATGGCACTAGCTGTAAATAGCTATGGCATTTTGATCCCGCAACGGGCGTTTAACTCTCAATCTGTTAATGCAACCACACCGATTGATTGTGCTGCTGGCATTACCTTTTTGATAAACGTGTCCAGCACCAGCGCGTTTGCAATTGCTAACCCGACAAATGTTGAAGCTGCGGGGCAACTGTTGACCATTTGCCTCAAAAACACATCTGGCAGCGCAATGGGAACTGTGACATGGGGTAGCAACTACAAGCTGGCTTCGTGGACTAGCCCGGCCAATGGGTACAGCCGTTCGATCAGTTTCTTTTACGATGGCACGAATTGGATTGAGATGTCCCGCACCACCGCTGACATTCCGAACTGACAATGGCAAACAGTAAAATTTCCGCGCTTACCGCCGCGACGACGCCGCTCGCGGGCACGGAAGTCTTGCCCGTCGTTCAAAGCAGCGTAACCAAACAGGTCAGTGTTGCTGATCTAACAGCAGGTCGCGCTGTATCAATGCTGTCTTCAACAGCAGGAAATGTTCAAACCAGTGGCAACACTGTCACCACAACCAACACAAACGGCAATTTAAAACTTGACCCAAATGGAAGTGGTTATACGGTAATCGCTGCGCCGACCAACGGTACGATTGCTCAACTCGGCAATGACCAATCCCGCACCTTTTTCTTCAAGCAGAACAACAATGGCGGTTATGACAACGACACTTTCAGTATTGAATCTGATTCTGGTGTTGGCCGGTTTGAGTTCAAAAATTCCGGCCTAACGCAACTGATGCTTGGTGCGAACGGTGTCAACCGGATGCCATATTACGGCGCAGGTGCCGCCACGTTTGACGCCACTGGCGTGATCTCCAGCGTTTCGGATGAAACATGGAAAGTCAAAGACGGCGCGCCTGCTGACCCTGTTGCAATGCTCAAAGGATTGCGACCCGGTTATTGGTATTACACCAAGGAAAAACAAGCAGAGTCATACACCAAAGATCGCCAACTCGGCTTCTACGCCCAGAACGTGAACGCTTGTATTGGCCCGGAAGCAGCACCACAACCAGAAGAAGGAAAACCTTGGGGTTATTACGACCGTTCCGTGCTGGCTGTCGTCACGATGGCTCTGCAAAACGCGATCGAGAGAATTGAATTTCTTGAATCCAAATTGAACAATTGTTGACACCGCGCCTTCTGAGCGCATAATCTCGGAACTGTACCGGCCCAGTAGACCGGGGTTTCCACGGAAACAAAAATGACTGAAGAAGTCTCGGAAGTTGTAGCGGAAGTTCCCGCGCCGGAACAGGTAGAGACGGCCTCTCCTGCCCCCGAAGTTGATACGCCGGAAGAAAAGCCTGTAGCGGCCCCAAAGACCTTCACTCAAGAGGAGTTGGACGCAGCTATCGGTAAGCGGCTTGCCAGAGAGCAGCGCAAATGGGAAAGGATGCAGGCCCAAAAGGCAGCGGTAGCCCCGCCGCCCGCAGCCGCTGACACCCCGTCGCTGGATCAGTTTGAGACGCCGGAAGCCTACGCGGAAGCGTTGGCGACCCATAAGGCGCATCAACTGCTTCAGCAGCAGGAAGTCCAGCGCCAGCAGGCCCAGTTCCTTGAGTCTTATCACGAGAAGGAAGAGGAAGCGCGTAACAAGTACGAGGACTTTGAGCAAGTCGCGTACAACCCCGCCCTTCCAATCACGACCGTGATGGCTCAGACGATTCAAGCTTCGGATGTTGGCCCCGATGTAGCGTACTACCTCGGCACCAACCCCAAGGAAGCTGAGCGTATTTCCAAGATGTCGCCGTTCTTGCAGGCCAAAGAAATTGGCAGGATTGAGGCCCAAGTGGCTAACAATCCGGTTGTGAAACGAACTACGTCTGCCCCTGCGCCGATTACTCCGGTGACCGCGCGTGCCAGCAACAGTCCGTCTTACGACACCACGGATCCTCGTTCAACGAAGACCATGAGTGCGTCGGAATGGATTGAGGCTGAACGCCGCCGCCAGATCAAGAAGCTGCAAGCGCAGATGACCCGCTAACTTTTTATTTAAGGACTTTTTCATCATGGCTAATAGCATTCTGACTATTGACATGATCACCCGGAAGGCTCTGGAAATTCTGGAGAACAACCTGGTGATCACCCGCAACGTGAACCGTCAGTACGACGACAGCTTTGCTGTCGAGGGTGCCAAGATCGGTTCGACCCTGCGTATCCGTCTGCCGGATCGCGCTCTGGTGACTGACGGTGCTGCGCTTCAGGTGCAGGACGACAACGAGCAGTACACCACGCTGACCGTCTCCTCGCAGAAGCACATCGGCGTGAACTTCACCAGCGCCGAACTGACGATGCAGTTGGACGACTTTGCGGAGCGCGTGCTGAAGCCGCGTATCAGCCAGTTGGCCTCCAGCATCGACGCCGACGTTGCCAATTCGTTCAAGGGCATCTACCAGTCGGTCGGCACCCCCGGCACGACCCCCAGCACCTCGCTGGTTCTGTTGCAGGCGCAGCAGAAGCTGAACGAGGCCGCTGCGGTGATGTCGCCGCGTTATGCCACCGTCAACCCGGCTGCCAACGCCGGTCTGGTCGAGGGCATGAAGGGCCTGTTCAACCCGACCGACACCATCAGCAAGCAGTTCAAGAACGGCTTGATGGGTACGGGCGTGCTGGGCTTCGACGAGATCAACATGTCTCAGTCGATCAAGCAGTTCACCACCGGTAACTGGGGCACTTCGATCACCGTCACTTCGGCTGTCACCACGCAGGGTTCGACCTCGCTGGGTATCAGCTTCACTGGCTCCAGCAAGACCTGGAACGTGGGTGATGTGTTCACGGTGGCTGGCGTGTACGCGGTCAACCCGCAGACCCGCGAGTCCACCGGTTCGCTTCAGCAGTTTGTGGTGACGGCGGCGACCTCTGGCTCGTCCACCGCCACGCTGACTGTCAGCCCGGCGATGTACACCTCTGACCAGGCTCTGGCCACCATCGACGCCTTCCCGGCTGCCGGTGCTGTGGTGACAATGCTTGGCTCGGCGGCAACCGCCTACCCGCAGAACCTGGTGTACCACAAGGACGCCATTACGTTTGCCACTGCCGACCTTCTGCTGCCGCAGGGTGTCGATATGGCGGCCCGCGCTGTCCACAACGGCATTTCGATGCGCGTTGTGCGCCAGTACGACATCAATAACGACCGTATGCCGTGTCGTATTGACGTTCTGTACGGCTACAGCGTGATCCGTCCGCAGATGGCCGTTCGCCTCTGGGGTTGACCCTCAATGCCCTAGCCTTAACCGGCTAGGGCGTTTTCCACTTTTTAGGAGACTTGAACATGGCACTTCCCAATGGTTCTGGCGGCTATCAGCTTGGTGATGGCAACCTTAACGAAGCGACTTTCCGCGTCATTCCCGCCCCGGCTACGGCTACGGCTACGGCCACCCTGACGGCGGCGCAGGTTCTGAGCAACATCCTGCTGGGTTCGCCCGGCACCAGCGCGGCCAGCTACACGCTGCCGACGGTGGCTGACCTGGAGGCGGCGCTGCCGTCTGCCACCAAGCCGGGTGTCAGCTTTGACCTGTCGGTTGTCAACGTCGATGGCTCCAGTTCGGGCGTCATCACGCTGGTCACCAACACGGGTTGGACGCTCGTCGGTCTGATGACGGTTGTGGCGACCGCTGGCACTGCCCAGTTGTTCCGCGCCCGTAAGACCGGCGACGGCGCTTGGTCGTTGTACCGCGTTGCCTAAACCCATCGCCCCGGAGCAATCTGGGGCGATTTTTAAAGGAAATTATTTATGGC